ATGCGCGCAGTCAACCGCCTCACCGCTCATTCTATAAGAACGCTCACGAAGCCGGGTCTATACGCTGACGGTGGAAACCTCTACCTAAAAATTACCCCCTCCGGTTCCAAAAGCTGGGTGTTCCGCTACCGGATCAGCAAGGACGATTGCCCGGCGCTCGGCCTCGGTCCCCTTTCTCTCGTTTCCCTCGCCGATGCTCGAAGGAAAGCGCTCGAACTGCGCCAGCAGCGTTTGAGCGGCGTCGATCCGCGCGCCGCAAAGCAGTCGGCGCGAGCTGCATCCAAGCGTCGGACCGCGCTGCGTCTCACGTTTAGGGAGGCTGCTGAAACCTACATCAAGACGCATGAAGGCGCATGGCGCGGCGCGCGCACGGCGAACGACTGGCGGCAGACCATGCGCGACTACGCAGAGCCGGTTATCGGCGCGTTCGACGTCGCAGACGTCGAAACGGATCACATTGTCTCGATCCTCTCGCCGATCTGGACGACCAAGCACAAGACGGCCTGCAACGTGCGCAGCCGCATCGAGAACATTCTCGACTGGGCCGCGACGCGAGGCTCTCGTAGCGGTCTGAACCCGGCGCGCTACGACGGGCATATCGAACACTTGATTGCGAAGCACGTCCATGTGACCGTACCGCGCCCCTCGCTGCCGTATCAGGATGCCCATGCGTTCGTGCTGAAACTCCAAGCCCGAACCGACAACGACGCCCGCGCGCTCTTGCTCGTTACCTATACCGGCGCGCGCTACAACGAGGCAGCGGCCGCGCGCTGGCGCGAGTTCGACTTGATTAAACGCGTCTGGACGGTTCCGGCTGAACGCATGAAAAAGAACCACATTCACGAAATCCCGCTGTCACGGCAGGTTGTCGAATTCCTCAAAGGACTACCGGGCGAACATAACGCCGATGACCTCGTTTTCCCGTCGCGTGAGGGGACGCCGGTCGCCAACAGCCGCGTCAATGAAGTCTTGCGCGAACTCGGTTACGTGATCGGCGAGGCGTCGACGCATGGTTTCCGCTCGACGTTACGCACATGGGTAGGCGAGACATACAAGAACATAAAGAGGGAAATCGCTGAAGCGGTCATTGCGCACGACAAGCGTGGCAGCGTCGAACAGACCTACGAGCGAACGCGCTTCCTGAAGGACCGCCGCCCCATTATGCAAGCGTGGGCCGACTATCTCGATGCGCCGCCCGCGGCGGAAGAAGAAACGTTCCTCGAAGCCGCCTGACGCAAAAAAGCGCCCCTCGTGAGGGGCGCACTCTGACTGTCCCGCACTTGTCATGCTTTCCTCCGTCCCGCCTTTTCGAGGATGTACGCTTGAACGTCCTCATACAACCAGTTGCGCGCGCGGGTGCCCATCTGGAACGACTTTGGAAAACACGGGTCTGTCTTTTCCCAAAGCTTCAAGGTGCGCGTGCTCAATCCAAGCAGTTTAGCGACCTCTCCGATGCTCAACACCCGATTCGGGTCTGTCTCAATGCTCTGCGCTGCAGCGGGCTTGTCTGGGACCGCGACCGGTGAAGCGGCGGGCGTGTTCGCATGTGTGTGCTCCTGCTTGTCGAGGGGCGCAAACGCGCTATTGCGCGGCGATGGAAAGCTCATAAAATCCTCCTGGAAAGACTGCTAATCGTCGTGCTGGTCTTCGTCGTCGGCATCGTCGGACGGTGATAGCGCGCCGCGCAGGTCGGGCCGATGCAGGTAAGACAGAATCCGCGCGCTGACGTCCTCATTCTGCGGATGAACCTGCAAGCGCCAGCAATGCGTCACCGTTCCGCCTTCTTTCGGCGTGAATTCGTGCCGGGCGAATCTCGCATCGTTGAAAGAGACGGCGATTTGCTCGTCGTCTGGGTCCACGAAGGCGAAGCGCACGCGTTCGACATTGCCTACGCGGCGAGTTCGTCGGGTGTACGAATGCCGAGCACGACCTCGGGCGTGAAGAGCCGCGACCAGCGCTTGGCACTCAGATAGGCAATTTGCTGTTTCGGATCGTCGGCCCATAGCGTGGAATTTCTGACCCGCGCTTGCTTCATGTAAATGACCAGCTCGCGCGGCTTGTCCTCGCCCTTCAGCGTCGCAAAGCATCGAACGCCTAACCCGTCTTCGTCCTCGACGCGCCACGCGGGCACGCGGTATTTCAACGGCTCGCCGTGCTCGTTCATCTTCTTGCGTGACTCGCGTTCCTCAAACTTGCCGATGATGCTTTCCCACGCCCCGAACCATTCCCAATCAAGACGGACGGACAGCCTCCCGGAATTGTTCACCGCCGCGATGATCGCTTGCGCTTCGTAGCCGATCGAGCCGCCGACGAAATGCGTTTTCGCGGCGAGCGCAAAGGGATTCATCCCCCAGATCAGCGCCTGAATCGTCACCGCCGCGCAGTTGCCGGGATTGTTCCGATACTGGCCGGGGATGGTCTCGCCAGCAGTCGCCATGATCGACGCGAAGCGCTCGATATAACCGAGCGTATCGGGCGTGAGTTCGAACCGCGCGAGCGTGCGCGGCCCGTCGAGGGTGTCGATAGCATTCATTCGTCGCTCTCCTTGACCGCGCCCTTCGGCTTCATGTAGCGCAAGCTGATGTAATCGCAGTCGTCCACGTCATACGCGGGACGATGCACGGTAAGGCGCTTGTACGCGCCGCCATTTGACAGACGCCCAATAGCTGCTTCGCCCATGGCGTGCAGGATATGGGCGCGCGCGCCGTCGCTGACTGCCTGATAGCGCTTCACATGTTCGTCGGCATCCTGCTTGACGTGATGCCAGTCGAGCAATGAGGCGTCGAGGTCGATCGCTTCGCCATTCGTGCCGGGATAAAGGCGCTTCAGGATCGGGAGCGCGTGACCGTGGGAATAGTCGAAAGGCGGCGGCTCGCGGGCTTCGACGTACGTCCAGAACCGCGCTTCCTGCTCGATCAGCAACTCCGAAAACTCCCGGTCGCGCTCAATTGCGTACGTCACCAGGCGATTGCCGCCGACGACCGCGCCAAGGTGCCACGCGTCGCAATCCAGCACGGTCATGTAGTGCGCGCATTGCAGAAGGTATTCGACCGGCACATGATCGCTACCTTCCTCGCCCCATTCGCCGGAGAACTTGAAATAATCCGCGTTGACGTTCTTCGCTTCGAACCCTTCGCGCCGTCCAACGATGAGGCGATCGACGCTCGCGGCCATGAACGCGTAACGCGGGTGTCGGATGATCGCGTTACGCCGCTGCAATCGCACGCCCATACGCTGCGCGAACATGCCGGCCGCGATCGCTTCCATGGCGCGGCCAAAGCGTGTCAACTCGGTTTCCTCTTGCTGAAATGGCGATTGCCCCGTCTTATCGAGCCAAAGCTCGTAAGCGGTCCTGTAGCGCGATTGGCCGATAGCGGCGGCGGCATCGCTCCCGCCGATACCTCTGCGGCGCTCGACTAGCCATTCATCAGGCGCGCGCATCGTCTTTGTCCTCTTCCTTCAGCGCCATGCCGCGCTGCTTTAGGGCCTCGCGAATCTTGCGCATGCTTTCGCGACCGATGCCGTTCATCGCTCTAAGCTCGCCCGCCGTCGCTGTGGTCAGGTCTTCGAGCCGCACGAAGCCCGATTCGATCAGCAATTCGGTCGGGCGCTGGCCCAGCTTGAGATCGACAATGCGAATCTCGGGCGCAGATTGCGTCTTTACGGTCGCCTCGTTCATTTCAGGTTCCTCCGGTACGTGGGAAATGCGCCGTGCATTCGGCGCGCACATCAGCGCTCGCTGTCTTCGATGGTGCGAACGTGAATTACAAATTCGCCGGTTGTGATATCGCGAAAGCTTCCGGCGATATGCGGAATAAGCTCGACAGGAAGGCGGCGCTTTTCAATGATGGCCGCCGCATAAACTGCGTCCTCTTCGAGTCCGCGAAGCTCGACAAGATCACCGCCGCTTTCGAGTGGATAGCGCGTCAATGACACGGCGCATAGCTTCACTTTCGCATTCATCGCTTTACCCTCTGGCCGCTAGCTCATCGGTGATGAAGCCGAAAGATAGGCAGCGCCGCTTGCTAAATCAAGCCCGCTAAATTCGCTAAAAATAAATACAAAAATCGTCCAGATTGATTCAATTGATAAGAAATTTAACTGAAAAATCAATGGCTAACATCGCCTAGCTGAAGTTATCGTTGCGCATATCAAATGGGATCGACTGCGGTTCGATCGTTTTTGATAAGGGAATTCACCTAATAATTCTTTTTAAGCGTCGTTTCATGCAAAAAGCTAAAAACGCATAGAAAAACATAGCAATGCATTAAGCGAATCCGGTGTGCTGTTCGTTTGACCAAGCGGGATTTAATTTCTAAAGTGCCTTGGCGAAAGCGCGGTTTTTAAAACCTGCCGGCGAGGAACTGAACTTGAATTCGAAGAATGCTGTCGAGCGTGTCAACGGCTCTGACGGAAAGAGTTATCCGGCGTCGTACACTGCGCACCGCGATGCTATCCGGCGCGCGATCGAGGCCGATCCACACGCGACCAATACGGCGATAGCCAAGCGCATGCATTCGGCGCGCGACACCGTTATCGCCGTGCGTCGCGAGATTGCCGGGCAGATAGTCGACGCTCGCTACGCGGCGATGTGTACGGCGATCGCGGAGTGCTACCGCGTCGATGAAGTGAAAGACCTCCGCGACAAAGCGCGGGCGCTCGAAGTCTATACGCGACAAGCGCAGAACAGGGAGGCCGAACGGCGTGCGGCCGAGATTCGCTTGCGCGCTGAACGCCGCGCCGGTGAGTTGTTGCTCAAGCAGACAAAGGCGGAGGGAACGCGCTCGCAGCTTCGGGGTCGCGATGCTTCTGGCGGTCGGATCGAACGACCGCCAGAAGCACGCGCGCAGACGCTGCGAGAAAAGGGAATCTCCAAGGATCAAGGGTCCGACTGGCAGAAGCTCGCGACGTTGCCGGAACAAACCTTCGAGGCCGCCCTTGCGGATCAGAAACAGCCGCCGACGACTACTTCCTTGGTCAAGCTTGCAACGCAAGCCGGACCTCGTTATTCAGTCACGGCAATGGACGGCTCCACGTCGATGAATCCCATGTCGCTCTGGGTCTGGGACTTAGTGCGCGGTTTCGAACGCAAATGCCTTGCGCAGGAAGAACCTATCGCTGTTTTCGGCGGGATGACGCAGACCATGCAGGCGGACCTCGCGAGGCTCGTTCCGGGGCTGCTTGACTGGTTCGCGCGCCTACCCATCGACACGGTGAAGCCATGAACGCGAAGCGCGGCAAGACGCTGCTCTCTGACATGCGGCACGTCTCCGAGTTGATGCGAAAAGAGCATGCACGCATGGACGATGAACAGCTCGCGGACTTCAAACCGCATGATCTCGCGCGCCGTGTGCTCGCTCGGCTCGATCCGGGAGACCGCACTCCGCTCGACGTGCGGCTCTGCGCGCACGCAATGCTAGTTCACATGGCGGCGGCCCTGTGCGCAAACGTTCATCGGACCGCCGAAGAAATGACAACCGCTCAAGGCGTGCGTTTCAACATGGGGCTACAGCCCCGTTATCCGGTCGAGGTAGATGGCGAAACCTTTTACCGCAAGTGCGATTTGATGACAGTCGGTCAGCTTCGCGTTAATGCCGAACGCCTGAGACGTGAAGGCCAAGCAAAGACGGCCCACGCTGCGGCGCTCGACGCCGAAACCGACGACAAGCTTGCGCGCGGCTATTTCGATGATGAAGGCGTCCCGCTTGTCGCCTCGAAACACGAATAGGGAGGCAAATATGCCGATTGGATATCCAACGATTCGTCCCCGCGTGTACACGCTCGCGGACTACCAGCGCGCTTATGCTGTGTTCATTCGCGACACCGAAGCCACGCGCGAACGCATCGAGGCGAAGCTCGCGCAATTGCAGGAACAAGAAGCACGCGGGCGCGCATTGATGACGGTCGCGTCGTTGCCGTTCGACCGGAGCAGGTGAAATGAAACGCCCGTCATTTCAGTTCTATCCCGGCGACTGGACAATGAACGGCAAGCTGCGGCGGTGTTCACACGCGGAGAAAGGCGTCTGGGTCGACACGCTTTGTTTGCTGCACGTCCAGCCTGAATACGGTATCGCCCGCTGGACGTTGGCGGAAGTCGCGCACGCAATCGGCTGTCCAATATCTGCGCTGCATACGCTCATCGATAAAGGCATCTTGAAGGGAGCGGATACCGGCTCTCTCGTTGCCCCATTCGTCTACGTACCGCGTTCCGGACGCCGTGACGGAACCGCCATAACGCTCATTCCTGCTCAACCGGGACCACTCTGGTATTCCTCGCGCATGGTGCGGGATGAATACGTACGTACTCACACGGGCGGGACAACTCGATTTCCTTCGAAGCGTTCACCAAGCCGGGTGCATGGTGAATACCAAGGTGAAGAGCAAGGTGAACGGCAAGGTGAAGAGCAAGGTGAATATGAAGGTGAACGGCAAGGTGAGTATCAAAGTGACGGCTCTTTATCTTCTTCTTCATCTTCAGTTTTAAAAACAAAAAAACATACGCGCGTACCGCGCTTCGATGCGCAAGCGCATCTCGTTTCGTGCGGTGCGAGAACGGACCTAGCGAAGGACTGGCTAGCGCTGCGCGCGGACAAGCGCGCCAAGCCGACCGCAACGGCGATAGCCGGGATCGAACGCGAAGCAGCCAAAGCGGGAATCACGCTCGACGACGCGTTGCGAATCTGCTGCGAACGCGGTTGGGCAAGTCTTCGCGCCGAATGGCTGACAGCGAAACCGACTGTCGCTAACGGACCGCCGCGTAAGAACGCTACGCGCAACCGCTCGGTTCTCTCCGAACTCGACGGCCCCGCGCTCGACGCGATGGCGCTCGATCTCGGCATCGCGGCATCGCGACCGGGCGAAAGCATGGAGACGTTTGTCGGGCGCATTCGCGCGGCGCTGGCGGGCCGTGACCAGTTGCACTAGGCGAGAGGTGCGATATGAGCGATGAAACGGAAGACGGCGCATATCCGGCGCGTGGGCGCGCGGTTCGGGGGGCTAATAGCCGCGAATACGTCGCACGCATGCGTGCCACTCTCGCACCGCTGGCGAGTCAGCAGCCGTCCGCGCGCTGGGCGTTCGAGTTGATCGCACGCGGCAAGGCGAAGAACGGGCGCTCTCTCACGCACGAAGCGCGGCGCGTGGTGCTCGATGCGGTTCTTTCGCCCGCTGGCCGCGCGTGCGTCGAGGACGCGCAAGGCAGCGAACGCACGCGGCTTTTGGCGCTCTACGAGGCCGCAGCGCGCGAGCGCGGCGCGGGCGTTGCGATGCCGCGCTCGCGAGAGCCAGGCGAGGACGACGAAGAGCGCGACTTCGAAGGTACCGAAGGGAAGGAGGCGACACATGCGCAACGATGAACAACGTTACGACGCGCCCGCCGCGTCACCGTCCCCGCATGATTGGGCGGGCTTGTGGTGCGCGGGTGGCGTCATCTGGGCGCGGCGCGTTTTCGTTGAAGCGCAGAGCAAACCTGTTCCCGCTGTCAGGCTCGCTTTCGCGCGTGATGTGCTGCGGCGCTTCGAAGACGTGCGCGAGCTGGACGACGACGAAGCGCTCGACGGTAGCGCGGTATGAGCGCGCCTATCGTCTTCACAATCCACGGCGAACCGGCTTCGAAAGCGAATAGCCGCGATATCGTCACGCGCCGCTATCGCGACGATACGGGCCGTGTAAAGACGCGCCCGATGTCGATCAAGTCGGAGAAAGCGCGCGCTTTCGAACCGGCCGCGCTGCTGCAAATCCCCGCGCATTGCCGTGTCGAGCTAACCGGCGCGGTGCGCGTGTTCATTCGCATCTACTACGCGACCGAGCGCCCGGACCTCGACGAAAGCGTGATTCTTGATGCGATGCAATCGCGCTATCGGACGGTGAAGCGCAACGGACGCGAAGCGCGGGAATGCGTGCGCAAGGGGTGTTTCGCGAACGACCGCCAAGTGAGGGAAAAACACGTCTTTCACGGCATCGACGCTGCGGACCCACGCGCAGAAATTCGCGTCGAGCCGATGACGCCGCAGCAAATCGCGCTCTCGCTCGCTTGTCCGATTGAAGCGCTAGACCCGCTGGAGGTATGACCATGAACCCACGCCAAAGGGAGATTCGCGTGATGCGTTCCGACCATATGCGCGCTCGCGCGCTGCACGAAGCTGCTCGACTGCGCGAAGCGCTCGCGTTGATTGCCGACCTTGCAGAGCGGACGACTTCGGCGCTGGTGCTGCCGGATATCGCGCGTCTCGCGCGCAGTGCGCTGATCGGCTCCGCGCCCGCTGATCCGCGTTTGAGCGCTGAGTCAACCGAGGCGAAACATTGAGAGTAAGGCATGCGCGCAGATCTGAAGCCGTACGTCATCGAAGGGCCTGCACAAATCTGCTTCAGCGGGGGACGCACGAGCGCCTTTATGCTGCATCAAATCCTCGCGGCAAACGAAGGTTTGCCGCCGGACTGCCATGTCACGTTTGAGAATACAGGCAAAGAGCGTCCGCAAACGCTCGATTTCATCGAAGAGTGCGCGCTGCGTTGGTCTGTTCCGGTGCATTGGCTCGAATGGGATGGATTCTTGGAGGGAGAGCCGCAATCGCGACCATGCTTTCGCGAAGTGAATTTCCACAATGCAGCGCGTCACGGCGAACCCTTCGCCGCGATGATTAACGCCAGCACCATGCTCCCGAATCCGGTAAAGCGGATGTGTACGATCAACCTCAAGATTCGCACCGGCTCGGCATTTATGCGCTCGCTCGGCTTTCGGGAGTGGGATTCCGTAATGGGAATCCGCGCTGACGAACCACTCCGAGTAGCCCGCATGCGCGACCCGGCGCGCGACAATACCAGCGGCGTTCCTTTGCTGCCACTGGCAACCGCCGACGTGTCGAAGCGTGACATCTTGGATTTTTGGAAGCGTCAACCATTCGACCTCGCGCTCGATCCGCAAGGCGACTTGGGAAACTGCGATCTGTGTTTCCTCAAAGCGCGATACAAGCTCGTGCGCGCGCTGATCAATGAACCGGAGCGTGCGGTTTGGTGGATCGAACAGGAGACCAAGCGCAGCGGAACCTTTAGAAAGGACCCACCTCACTATCGCGACCTTTTGCGCGCGGCTGACTTCTACCGCCGTCAGTTGTCTCTAGCATTCGAAGAGGAAGACGGCGATTCGTCAGTGACGGATTGCTATTGCGGCGACTAATCGAGCAATTCACACATGCAGAACGCGGGTTTATCCTAAGCCCGCAACCCGCACCTTTGACTTCTTGCAAAAAATGCCTAAACTGCGCAGTAATTTGGATCGTCCGAATTTGCGCCAAGGTTTTCGCCTCGAACCAGCCCGCTCTTTGAGCGGGTTTTTTTTCGTCTGCCGCTTTTTTCGTTACTGCACTCATGCGCTCTACATACCGGTCAACGCCTGCCGCGCTGCGCGATGCTTTACGTCACGTCATCGAGCGCGGGGGCGCTTCGTCGCTGCGCGCGTTGCATGCGGGCGCACCTTCGCCGGTCGCGCTTGCAGGCTCAGACGGAACCGCGCAAGCGGCGCGTATACGCCGACAGCTTGAACGGCTCGACGCGCTCCCGCGCGACTTGCTCGTCGTGGCGTATGCGCCGCGCGATATCGTGTGCGTGTGCGGTTCGCCGTGCTGCGCGGGTCGATACGCTAACCCCGAGTGGAAGGACGCGCTAAACGCCGTTTTAGTCCATGTGGAACCGCTTCTGTCGGGCCACATGGCGAACTACCGGTTACGCTCGACGTTGGCCGCTAATGCGCTCACGCGCACCAAAGAAACCGCAGTAGCCATCGCCGCGCGCTGCGGCGTCAATCGAATGACGGTCGCGGAGCATGCGCGGATCATCGAGGCAGCTTTGATGGGTTCGCCGCGTCAAGCCGGACCTTTCGATCAAGCGCTCTCGCGAGTCGACGAACTGCTGCGCGGGGCTGGAATTGTCGCGAGCAAGGAAGAGGAAGCAGAGGCTGCCTAATCCCCGCGCTTGATTCGTTCCCACTCGCTCTTCAAAATTTTCTGCAACCGCATCGTGGCCTTTCCTCGCAGCCTTTCCATTTCCTCGAAGTATTCACGATAGCTGCTGGATGACCCTTCGTCGTATTGGCCTTTTACGTGAACGATGAGACCGTTCAAGGCATCCCTAAGAAGTTCATGCTCGGTCTCGTTTGGGTTCAGGCGCAATCTGATCCGATGGGTCAATTGAGCCGACCTGTGGGCGGCTTCAGCGAGTTGCCTAAGGTATGCCTTCTGTTCATCCGGGTTATCTGGTTTTAGTTCCTTCGCGCTTGCCAGGCGCGCTAGAAGTTGAAAATATTCGGCGCAGTCGTCCCGAACTTCATTGATCCATGCCTGCCGCATGGCAGATATGTTGTCCGCTGCGACACGGGCAGCGATGCGTTCTTGCGCGATGCTTTGCCGTTTGGAAATCCGCCATTGCAGAACGAGTCCACCGATGACGGATATGGGCGCGACCGACGCGGTAATAAGGCTGGACCACTCGGACACAGTCCAATTTGGAAATTGCCAGATCATGTGGAACGCTCATCAGAAAAGGCCGCATTCTAGACGAGATGTCGGAGTCCGCCGACCGAGGTCGCCCCACTATGTGTGCGCGTCGTCGTTCCATTGAGCCATTCTGGCCGGCCGATAGGGTCGAGCGCTGGCCGCTCGACAAGCTCATTCCCTACGCGAAGAATCCCCGCACGCACTCGGAAGCGCAGGTGGCGCAGATTCAGGCTAGCATGCAGGAATGGGGCTTCACAGTCCCAATTTTGGTCAGTGAAGACGGAACGATCATCGCAGGACATGGGCGCGTGCTGGCCGCGCGCAATCTCGGCTACGAGTCGATTCCCGTGATGATTGCGCGAGGGTGGAGCAAGACTCAGCGACGCGCGTATGTCATCGCGGACAACAAGCTCGCGCTCAATGGCCATTGGGACATTGAATTACTCTCAGCCGAACTTTCAGACTTGGCGCTCGACGGCTTCGAGGCCGATGTGCTCGGCTTCTCTGGCGATGACCTCCTACACCTCACGGACGAAATTGATTCGCTAACACCCGACGGCGCTACTCGGGCCGTTCAGGTCTCGGACGCAAAAGACGCTCCGTCCGAAAATGGTTTCCGTTACAGCCGGCAGTACGGAGTTATTGTCATTTGCAACGATGAGGCCGAACAACAGACGACCTATGACGCGCTGCTCCAGCAAGGCTATCAGTTGAAGGTTGTAACGGTATGAGGCTGGACGTACATCACGAATGCGCCGACGCCGGTTCATACCGCGCCGCGCGCGTGAAGTCGCTCTTCAACGTAGACAACGGGCAGCGCTTCGATCTGGAAGTTGATTTACCTATCGATAATGCGGACTGGAAAATCGGCGTGATCGTCGGGCCTTCCGGTTCCGGTAAAACAAGTCTTGGCAAGAAGCTTGCGCCCTTGTATGAACCGCTCTGGCCGGATGGCGAGCCGATCATTGACGCAATCGGTGCTGCTTGCACGTTCGATGACGTAACGGGCGCGTTGTCTGCGGTTGGGTTGGGCAGCGTGCCGACATGGTTGCGTCCCTATCAGGTGCTATCGAATGGCGAGCGCTTCAGAGCGATGCTCGCGCGGCTGGTATGTGAAGCGCCAACGCTGGCCGTGGTGGACGAGTTTTCGTCGGTCGTTGATCGCCAGATTGCCCGCATCGGTGCCGGGGCGTTTGCTAAAGCTTGGCGTCGCACCTCAGGGCGGGTGGTTCTCCTTTCCTGCCATCACGACATTCTCGATTGGCTACAGCCGGATTGGGTCTTTGACACAGGTCGCGGCGAGTTTGAACGGGGGACTCTTCGACAGCGACCTCGCTACGAGCTGGACATCTGCGAAACGGACTGGCGCTACTGGCCAACTTTTGAGCCGCATCATTATCTGAAGTTGCCGCATATGATCGCGTCGAGCAACTATGTCGGCAACGTTGACGGTAATCCAGTGTGTCATGTTGCATTCAGTCCGCGTCCCGGCCTGATCGAGGCCCGAGCGTGTCGGCTAGTGGTTCTTCCTGAATGGCAAGGCGCAGGCGTCGGAATGCGCTTCCTGAACGCCGTTTGTGAGGCGTGGTTGCACGGCCAGAACCGCTTCGCTCGTCCGATGCGAACGCTCTTTCATACGAGCCATCCGGGTCTCGCGACTGCGTTGCGGCGAGACCGCCGATGGACTCAGATCTCGTCGTGCCTATGTGGCGAAGACCGTAATCGGGCCCATGACGCACTTTGCGCTAGCAGCCGGCGGCGCGGCTGGAGCGGGAGGTCTCGCGGAGGTTTCGGCGGACACTTTCGGGCCGTTCAGGGGTTCAGATACCTTGGCGCGGTTGCATCGTGCGAGTCGTGATCGTCGGGCAGAAATGGCTTGGCGCGGAAGTGTTCAAACTCTGCGCCGATTCGGGGCACGAGATAGTGGCCGTCGTTACACCGTTTCCCTACACCAATCCGATAGACCGGCTACGCGCGGCGGCGTCGCGCCGGGCTGTTCCGGTTCTCGCCCTCGGAAAGACACTTGACGCATCGATCATGCCGCACGGTGTCGACGTCATTCTGGCGGCGCATTCGTTCGCGTACATACCGCGTCCGGCGCACGATCGGGCCAAGTTCGGCGCGCTCGCGTTTCACCCGTCATTGTTGCCGCGGCATCGCGGCCCGAGCGCGATCGATTGGACCATCGCGCAAGGGGAACGCATTACTGGCGGAACGGTGTTCAAGCTCGATGACGGATACGATACCGGGCCGATCGTTGTTCAAGACTGGTGCCATGTGAGGCCCGAAGACAACGCTTCGACTCTTTGGCGGCGGGAACTCGCACCTATGGCGTTGCGGCTCTTTTCGCGAGCGCTGGACATGCTCCAACGCGACGACTTCCGGCTCAAAGAGCAAGACAACAGTTTGGCTACCTGTGAACCGCGCTACGTCGGGAACGCCACTCGCCGGACGTCCTGCTAGTCATGCTCAACATCTCTGTCAAAGAGAACACGAGGGCGCTCGTTGTCTCCGCGCTGCTCGATCCGAAAGCACAGACGCGCGCCATTGCCCGCGCACTCAACAAAACGGCGAGACAAGCGCGCGGCTGCCGGGCGCGAAGTGCGCGCGGCTGGATACAACTTCGCGGCCTCAGCGATTCGGAAGTCGTTCACGCATCGGCCCGCCCATCCTAACAAGCTGACGACCGAGCTATACCCGTCCGGTCGCGCTGTTCCGCTTATTGCCTTCAATGCACGACAGACGAAGAAAGGCGTGCGAGTGCGCATCAGAGGCGCATCGAAGCTCTATGCGCATTCCTTCATTGCCACAATGAAGAGCGGTCATCGCGGTGTTTTTCTCCGCGCCGGCGAAGGACATAAGCGGGTAATCAAAGACGGTAAGGCGCGCTGATATGGCCTGCCTATCCGCGAGCTATACGGTCCATCAATCCCGCAAGCGGTCGGCACTGACGCCGTGCAAACGGCACTGGGACGCTTGATCGTCGGGCGCTATCCCGCGATCCTCGATCACGAACTGGCATTCGAAGTGTCACGCAACAAATGACCCTCCACCGAGGAAAAATTAGGCACTCCCACCGGAGGCGCGGGTCCTTCCTGCACGAAATTCGACGCGGAGCGTAAACCGCGCGAATTCTGTCTAGCTATGAACTTCCAGCGCTAGCGCAGGGTAACGCGATGAGAGGCGGATTGAAACGCGGCGTAACGATGCGCGAGTTTGCGCGCCGTGAAGGTTGCAGCGAAACGGCGGTTCGGTATGCGGTCGCGCGTGGTCGTCTGCGGACGCTGCCCGACGGCTCGATTGATCCGAAGCTCGTCGGCTCCGAGTGGCGTCAGAAGAACGTCAAGACGCTCGACCAAGACCCGAACGCCGCCGCGAATGCGCGCGTGCCCGAGCAGCCGAAGAGCGGCGCGACGTACATCGACGCGGTTCGCATCGAAAAGAATTACACGGCGCTGCTGCGCAAGCTCGAATACACAACCAAGTCCGGCTCCGTCATCGAGCTAGACGCCGCCGAAGACGCGTTTTTCAGCGCGTGGCGCGCGGTGCGCGATGCGTGGCTTTCATGGCCAGCGCGCGTTGCACCGCTCATCGCCGCCGATATCGAGATTGAAGACGTCGAAGGCTTGACGCTCGTTCTGACCGCCCACGTTCACGCGCAACTATCCGAACTCGGCGACGGGAAACTCGACCTCGGTATTGCGCATGAGTGACAACAAGCTCGGGCGTCTTGTGCGCGCGATTCGGCGCGCGCTGTCGCCGCCGCCGCGCATTTCAGTTGCGCAATGGGCCGACCGCTATCGACAGCTTGCGCGCGAAGCCGGTAGCACGTCCGGGACGTGGCGCACGTCTACGGTTGAGGTTGCGCGCGGCGCGATGCTCGCGGTCACGGAACCGGGTGTGCATACGATCACGGCGATGATTGCGACGCAGCTTTTCAAAACGTCGCTTCTGGAAAACGTGTTCGGCTACTTCGCGTGTCTCGATCCGTGTCCGATGCTCTTGCTTCAGCCGAAGGACGAAAGCGCGCAACAGTTCAGCAAGGAGCGTATCAGCCCGCTTGTGCGCGTCACGCCCACGTTGCGCGAGATAGTCGGCACGCGGCGCATGCGTAGCGGCGACGAATCGATCCTGTTCAAAGGCTTTCCCGGTGGCTTTCTCGCGCTCGCCGGCGCAGGTTCGCCCGACAATCTCGCGCGCCGCCCGATCCGCGTTGTCCTGGCTGATGAAGTCGATAAGTACCCGGTCACGCGTGAGGGCGATCCTATATCGCTCGCTGAAGAGCGCACCGCGACATTCGGAAATTGGCTATCCATTCGCGCGTGCTCGCCCACGGTCGAGGACCAAAGCCGCATCGCATCCAGCTATGCGGAGTCGGACCAACGACGCGCGAGCGTAGCCTGTCCGCATTGCGGGCACCGCCAGTTTTTGGACTTCTTTCATCACGTCAAATGGGAGCGCGCGGACGACCGCGAGCGCTCGCACTTGCCAAAGACCGCGCGTATCTTCTGCGAGGCATGCGGCGCGGCGTGGAGCGAAGGACAACGGCTTAGAGCGCTTTCGACCGCACGCTGGCACCAGACGCGCCCGTACCAATGCTGTGGTGGGCTACACGAACCGCTCGAAGAGTACGCGCGGGCATGGCGCGCGCTCAATCCTGATGACAGCCACGACGCGGCGCTCTCGCAGGTATGGGACTGGTGGGCGTCCGACTTGCACGCGGTCTATCGTGCGCGCTGCCCGACATGCGGACGTTGGCCGCTCGACAACCGGCATGCGGGATTCACGGCGTCAAAGCTCTATTCACCGTGGACGAAGGACCGCCCCGCCGATATCGCGGCTAAATTCCTTGCTGCGCGCGGCGATGAAGCGTTGAAACAGGTCTGGTGGAACACGCAGCTCGGCCAACCCTATCGCGCACATCATGGTAAAGACGTTCGGGTCGAGGCGCTCGCGGCGCGCGCTGAACATTGGTCCGGCGAGGTGCCCGAGGGCGTGGGCGTGCTGACAGCAGGAATCGACGTACAAGGCGATCGAGTCGAGATTGAGATTGTCGGCTGGGGGCGCGATGAGGAAAGTTGGAGCGTCGCCTACGACGTCATCGAGGGCGACCCGGATAGCCCGGACCTTTGGAAAGAGGTTGACGCCGCATTGCTCGAAACATTCCAGCGTGAAGATGGGCGACCGTTCAGCATCATGGCCGCATGCGTCGACTCAGGCGGGCATTCGACACAGACCGTGTACTCATTCGCGAAGGACCGCATTGGGCGGCGCGTGTGGGCGATCAAAGGCGAGTCGGCGCGCAGCGGCCAGCGCTCTCCGGTATGGCCGACGAAGAAGCCGAGCCGCAAGACCAAAGCCGCGTATCGACCGGTGATTATCGGCGTCAACGCGGCGAAGGACGCGATACGAAACCGGCTCGCGCTCGACAAGCCAGGACCCGGTTATATGCACTTCCCGCACGATCGAGACATGGGCTATTACGCGCAACTGACGTCCGAGCGCATCACCGTGAAAGAGGTCGCGGGGCATCGGTTCTTCGTGTGGGAACTGCCCGCCGGTCGCGCGAATGAAGCATTGGATTGCCGCGTCTATGCGTATGCGGCGCTGTGCGGTCTTCAGCATTTCGGACTGAAGCTCAACGCGATGACCGAGCGCGCAGCGCTGCCGTATGGCGAACTTCCCGCGACACCAGCGGGACAGAGTGAAGCGGCGCGCGGACTTGTCTCTCAACTGGCGTAACTCAACATGGCGAACGGTTCAACGACTTGCGACGCGGCGAGCGGTTGCGGCTGCGCGGGTTCGTGCTATGACCCATGCGCGAGCATGTTTGCAGGGATGACGAACGACGAGCTACGCGCGGCGCTCGCGGCGGCGCAGGCGGCATATGCAAGACTTATGACCGGCGCGCAAGGAGTTTCGTTTTCGTACACACAAGGCGACGGCACACGCAGCGTGACCTATAGCGCGGCGAATCTCGCGCATCTCGCCGCATATATCAAGCAGCTCCAGCAGCAGCTTGGGATTGTGTGCAGAGCGCGCGCGCCAATCCGCTTTACATATCGGTAAAGAATGAACTTCCGTCAAATATTCGCTTGTGGCACGTCCAATGAAAAGGCCGGCATAGGACTGTAAGTCCGCGAGTCGGATTTCCTTTGCTTTCTATCTTTTCGATCGTGGACCATTGACGAAATACAGTTGCACCGCCTTTTTCACGAAGCAATACCCCCTTATCCAAGTAGCGAAAGACCGCGGCCTCTACGCCGACTTTTTCGCCCGTATAAGTTATGACATTACTCAAAGGGCTGTTGAGGATAACCGCGGCATCGTTGTAGCCTTTTCCCCAAAAGAAAAAGACTACCACCGGAACCAACGTCACCAACAATCTGACCCACTTTGGACGACTTTTCAGAAACCTTCCGTACACATGGCTTCCAACGCCTATGAACGTCCAGAAAGCAATGAGCGCGAAACAAATTCCAAATGGACCGCCTCCTATAAAAAAATAGCCGAGCGGCACCATCACTAACAGCGATAGTAAAGCGATCGTTCTAACCCTCTGAAGACGGCTTCGTGGTGCAGTCGGAACAACGAGTGACTGGACCCAGCCTTCGAAGGAACGCAAGTACGTCAGCGTGTTCACGAAAAATACGTAAACACAAAGCACGCATCCAAGCACTATGAGCCAAGGCGACCAATTTAACGCGCTCCGCGTGTGGTCTGCTAGTGAAGTCGGCAGATCGGCCAAGGTAAGACCGATCGCCGAGAAGAAACCCCAGTCATACACAATCGACACGCCAAGACTTGCTCCAGTCAGGACAGCAAGAACCTTGATTAGAAGGTCGAGAGTGGAGCCCAAACTGCCGCGATCGGCGAGTGAAGTAATCATATGCGCATATCGTCCGTGAGTGGTCCTGGATGGTAGCACTGCCGTAACGCAATCATGAACGCTCCGCAAATCGTCGGCTTGGACGGCAAGCCGATGCAGACGCGCTCGCGCGTGTCGATGCTCGCGGGCGGCGGGAATGCGCCCTATGACGCGGCGGACGTAACCGATCCGCACCTTGCGGCGTGGATGCCGTCGCTCGGCTCGCCTGATACAGACCTCAACGCTTACCGCGACAGGATCGTTGCGCGAGTCCGCGACCTCGTTCGGAATGACGGATGGGCGAGCGCGGGCATTACGCGCATTCTCGATAACGCGGTCGGCGCGAACTTCCGACCCGTCGCGAAACCGGACTATCGAGCGCTCGCGCATGTCAGCGGAAACAAGGCGTTCGATGCGGATTGGGCGACCGAGTTCGGGCGTGCGCTCGATGCGCATTGGAGGGCATGGGCGCAAGACCTCGGGCGTTACTGCGACGTCCAGCGCGCGCTCACCATGCCGCAAGTTTTCCGTCTCGCCTATCGTCACAAGCTCATCGACGGCGATGCGCGAGCGCTTGGTGATGCGCAAACGCGCAAGCGGCGATTCGACCACGACGCGGTACGCGCAGAAGTCGCGCGTCTTGCGAGTTCGTGTGAAGCGCGTGATGTTGCCGTTCCACTCGCGCGGCGTGCCGTCGCCGGGTAACGGCTCGATGCTGAACGTCGCGTTGTGCCCGAGATAGTCGGCGCGCGCCAGTTCCACATTGGCGGTCAGTTCAAGCGTGATGTGATACGGACTGCCTAGCCGCTCGATCGCCTTGACGGAGATGATCGAGAGGCCATCGCTCGGCGGTGCGCCTCGCACCTTGAGATAGTAGTTCTGCCTGCCCGTGATCCAGCGCGCGAGGGCGGTGGATCGCTTTGATTGTGCTTCCATTGGGATTCCCTGCATCGAGATGCTGTCAGGCCATGGCCTGATAAACATTCCTATCTAATCGGGCGCATACGGATTCAGCGCACGACCGGCGAAACGTAGGCGGGAATTATTTCGAGAGGAAGCAAAAAAAACCCTTAGGCCAAAGACACTGCCAAGAAGCAGCAATACAAAATCGGATTTCTCTTAAAATGATTCCGCGGGGGGGTGACGTATGCTTGCATTTCTGGCGTGTGGTGCGCCGGAACAGGTTTGACAGCCTGAAGCTAGGAAGGAACCACCCGCGACGCCCGCGTAATGCGGGCGAAGCGTTGAACCCCGCGTGCCGACTTGACCGTCGGCGGCTGGTGCTTTGTCACGCCTATGGGCGGGACGTGGCAGGGAACCCGCAAGGGTTGCCGGTATGGTGGTATCTAGCTCGGTCTGTCAACCCTGTCATTGTTCCCGCCCGCCCCCTACTGAGAGACAGGGGGCGGCTCCGGGTTTGCCCAAAACAGGAGCTAGACCGGTGCTACATCAAAAACAATCGGCAGTCCCGCACGCATCCTCACGGCGACAACCTTCCTCAGCGTACTCCGAGCCTTTTACACTCGATCCACGTATTGCTGCCATGCGAGCGCTATTTCGCACGCTTCAAAGAACCGTCGACACGATGCTCAACCATGAAGACAGCCTTTATGCAATGCGCGACGTAGAAAGTGCAAGTGGTCTCAAGACGGAACTCATCGAAATGCGCGACAGCATTGACGCGCGAATGTTCACGTATCACGACATCAGATTTGGCAGTCGCGCCCGCGAAACTAAAGCAGTGGCATCAGAGCTTGCGCTGCCGGGATATGTTGAGCGTGAAGCGCAGTTTTATGATGCCGCCAAAGCCGTCCTTGAAGAGATTGACGATGCGCTCCAATCGGACGACGTGTGCGCGCCGCGCGATCATATCCGCGCGATACGTGCGTCTTTGGTGGAAGTAAGGAGACGGGCGATTCATTTGCTCAAGCGCGTGCGCAACTTCGAGGCAAGGTCGGCATGAGCAAGCACACAGACCTTGTAGACAGACTCCATCAAGCCCACGGCTATCTCGCCAGGGCAGAAGGCGATCTACTTCGCGTGTACGTCTCACTTCTGGCGTTACAGCGCTTCCCGCTGCACGCATCGGCCGCCGGATGCGTTGAGGCAATTCTTAAGCATCTGGTTTTCGATATGGAGCGCACGACCGGAAATCGCTTGCAACTCGCGCGCGACGCAGGGGAATGCGGCGTCGATGTCGGATTCTTCGACGTCGAGCACTTCCATAAAGCAGGAAGCGCCTGATGGGTGCCGTCTCCGAACAGCAGCGCACGTCAGGGCGTCCCGACGTTCGCGTCGAGTTCTATGCGTTCGCGCCGCTGCATGCAGCGAGGCAAAGCGCGCATCAAAGGCCTATCGACGTGGTAGCGCGGTGCAAGCTAAACGTTTCGCTCTCGATGAGCTTCGTCCATCAAATCTACGGCTATGACCGCTCGCCTTCTACGGTTCTCAAGCGACAACTTCATGCAAGAGCAAGTCTGAAATAAGACCCTCTCGGAGCGCGCGTGATTGAACGGAGGCGCGCTCCTTTCAAGCCCCGCACGAGCGGGGCTCTTTTTTTCCGAATTTTCCGATTCGTGCCCTGGCTTTCATCAGTAGACTTGTTCCCGTTCTGACCTTGTGTCGAACCAATGATGTTTCCCCGCCTTGTGCGGGGTTTTTTTCGCGCACGCGATATACAGTCGGCTCACTCAGGTCGTTCCCGCTCTCAGACACGAAGTGTCCTCGCGCAGCCCTACACTGGGATTTTATTCAGTAAGAGGGCGCGATATGTCTGGGCTTGATCCGTTCGACTCGCCGACCACCGACGAGGTTTATTCGCTCGTTCGGAGCGCGATGAAGCCTGACCGCGAGCTTGATCGCGAGTTAGTCGTCCGCGTGGGCCGGGAGGTCTTGCGCAACCGCAACGAGTTCCGCCGCGAGGCGCGCTACCTATGCGACGTCGCGCGCAAGGTCGCACATGAATCCGGTTTGGGCTTTGTCGTCGCGCTGGAAAAGCTTCACAGTTTGCTTGTTGCGGACATCGGTCGGACGGGCGATATTGCTCGGAATCACAGGCGCGAAGTGGGCTCAATGTCGTGGGACGAATGACGCCTCGATCCTGCTAATACTTGAAGTCGCCAGCGCGCCGCTCCACAGCGGCCGGGTCGAATCCAAAGCGCTCGCGCAACGATTCGACGGTCTCGCACGTCAAATCTTCGTGCATCAGTACAGGGACGGGAATTCCGACCAAGCGCGAGACTGCGGGCACGAGCGCAGATTTGCGCTGTGCTCGGTCTTCCGCGTTCTTCAGCGCACTATAAAGGACCTTGCGCTCATCGCGAGTCATCTTCTTACCGCAGCGGCTCACAAATAGACGTCGAGGCCATTTGAGAATGACCGCGCGAATAAAGAGTAAATTCCGTCCAAAAGTCGGACTCGCGACTCCCATTCAAATCTCCAAGGCAACAAAAAGCCCGCACAATAGGCGGGCTCCTGACTGCTGCGACCTTGGAGGATTAAATTGGCCGCGACTCTCTATTTAGAGTTTCGGTCAATCATTCGTAATCTGGCCTCCGTGAGTCCGCACAGCGCCCACGCATATAAATCCAGTCATCTCTAAAGTCCTCAAATTCAATTGAGTTCCGCCGATTTAATATCAACGTTATGCTCTCTCGTATTGATGCCAATAAATAAGTGCGCTTCATAATCTGATTTCCTCGAAATCGTTTGAATCCTTTTTGCCCCGACGACCGCTGGCGGGGTGGCGCAACCAGCCGGCAGGCTCGTACTCGCCGTCCCAAGCATCGAGCGCGCGGCGGGCGTCTGCATATGTGTGATAGCACCATCGATCCCCGTAGCCCCACTCGTCAAGGTCCGCGAGAATCGCATACGTGAAGAGGAACGGCGCAATACATGCGTCGCGTTCGTTCTCGAAGGTTCGATAGTCAGAATAGTTATTGACTGCGCAGATTCGCGCGCCGCGCTCGCAGTTAATGCGATCGCGTTCGGCGAGCTTGGGTAACGCGCTCATTCTGAAATGCGCCGCGCAGGTGCGACGAGATCAAACACTTCCGGTTGTAGAAGGTGGCTCGGCTCGCAATCGAAAATGGTCGCCAATTTCTTTCGCGTTCCTTCGCGGAGCATGTGGGAGCTTGCGATTGTCTTCATATTGCTCACGCTGGTTCCATATGCGGTCGCAACTTGAGCAATAGAAAGCTGCCGGTAGAGACGCCATGCCGTCAGCGGCGTTTTACCCTCGCCTATATAGCCGAGCACGGCCAACGGATAGACCGGGACGCCCAGTGCCATATCGATATGAAGAGGATTGGCTTGCGTCGAGTAAAGGGACTGGCGTGACGCTCGCGATGGAGATACCTGTCGGTCGATGCGCTCTGTCTGTGCGCGCAATGCGGCGCTTCGGAACTCAGCGAGCATCGCAAACAGGGAATATGGAATATCGGCTCTTAGTCGTTGGCCACGTTCATCCGTGACGAAACGGCAGTCAGTGAGGTCAAGGCCGTAAATCAT